ATAGGTATGTATCCACTCCCGAAGAGAAAGAGGCTGTAAGAGCCTCTATTGAAGCCGAGATAAGTTCAAGGTGGAAAGCTGATATGGGGAGTGATAGTTGGCTCTCTAAAAATGTACGACCATTAACACTAATTGTAGTGGTAGCCTTTCTGGTTATTATGACCTTCTTTGATGGTCTTGGTTGGGTAGAAGTTGATCCTGCTTGGATACAACTATGGAATATGTTAAGTGTAACGGTTGTAGGAGGTTACTTTGCAGTACGCTCTTTAGATAAGAGAGGTAAGGTTAAGTAGTTTAGAATCATTCTAAATAGCCTATGCTCTTAAGACTGCTTGTGTTCACAAGTGGTTAATAAAAGAAAGTGTTTTAAGTTGGTGGGGTAACCCACCTTTCTTTTTTTTTATATATATATTATATATAGAGAGATATTAGATATAGTAATTATTTAATATATAGATATAGACCTATAGGTCTATTATAATATATAGATATATAAAGAGATATAGATATATTATATATATTAGCACTATATATTTATATCTATGTCGTACTTATATAAAATCAAAAATCATAAAACCAATAGAGTGTATGTAGGTAGTACATACAACTTTGAAGGTCGTAGAGATTCTCATATCTCTCAATTAAAATCTAAAGCTCATCATAGCTATAAACTCCAGAAAGATTGGTGTAAGTATGATGAAACTGATTTCTCTTTTTACATTGTTAAACAATTAGGTAAGATATCTAAAGAAGATCTTCTCAAAGCAGAAGAAGAGTTAATATCAAAACAAAAGAATCCTTACAATGTACATCTAACACCTTACTCTAAACCTTATAAGTCTTCAAAGAAGAGACAAAAAGAAAAGGTTAAAAAAGGTTGGCGTAAGCGAAGTAGGAATAGAAAGACACAAAAACAACTTTACAACCAATCACCATTCTTACCAACTCATACTGAAAAAGTACAATACCATTTAGAGGAGTTGAAAAAGTTAGGTGTAAAAATTAAAGTAGTTCAATAACTTGTTGTAAATAATTTTGTTTACATTCGTATCAAATCAAAACATTTACAAAGTGGATAAAACACCAGAACAACTACAGGAGATATTTGAGTGGTATGCTCAATGGTTATCAACATCAGCAGAAAACCCTCAAGAACTTATAGAGTGGTTATGCGACAACCTTAAACCAAAAGCATTAGAAACCATAGTGTCTACTTACGAATCTAATAACAATTAATCCTATGTCATCATTCAAAGATCAATACTTAGACCTGTGTGAAGCAAGAGTTGAAGCTCTTGAGACAGAACTCAATCACCTAAAGAACTTCATCATTAGAGACTTCTCTCGTAGGGAGATAGGTGCTGATAGTGTCTTAGCAATGTTTAACGCTTACAAGAAAGCCCTTAATGAAACACAAACCGAGATATAGTGTATCCGAGTATCCAGAAACATATGAAATCAACGAAATCACCAAGCAAGACCACTTTTACCTACACTTTGGATTCTACGATGACCGAAAGGTCTGGGGAGCAAGAAGTGAGTCAAGACTCGCCAAGTACCACCAACAAGAAATTGACACCTCCTTATTATCACGGAAAGTATAAAGGCATTGAAGCCTTTGATGTGTGTATGGACTTTGCAAGAGATTCCTATAACATTGGTGTGGCTATCGCCTACCTACTTAGAGCAGGTAAGAAACCTAACAATCCTATTGTTAATGATTTGCTCAAAGCCATAGACCACATAGAAAAAGAACTTGAATACATAGGTTATGATTGTGAAAGAGCTGACTCTACATTTGACACTACCGAAGACCGTAAGTCTTAATACGCTATACGCAGGTAAGCATTGGACATTTAGAAAAAAGAAGAAAGATGAGTATAAGAAAATCATTGAAAAAGAATTGGCTCGTTACGACCACCATATTGCAAAGGGTATGTCTATCTATATTAGGTACAATGCTCGTACCGATGTGGACAATAATGTACTTGTGTCAAAATTTGTTGCTGATACTCTCGTTGCTAACGGATGGATTGCTGATGACTCTCCTCAACATTATAACAGGCTCACTATCGTTTATGACACTACGGTTGAAAAGAATTATTGTGAAGTTGAAATTAGATTAAGAGATGCAGTTGCAAGAGATTAATCAATTAGACTTGTTCTCAGGTATTGGAGGTTTTCATCTTGGATTTGAGAGAGCAGGGTATAAAGTCAATAGCTACTTTAGTGAGGTTGATAAACACGCAGTAGCAGTATATAAGAACCAATTTAAAGATAGCACTTATGTCGGATCAGTTACAGATGTTCGGGGAGAAGACCTCCCAAGAATTGACCTCATCACTTTTGGAAGTCCTTGCCAAGATTTCTCATTGGCTGGAAAAAGAAAAGGGATGGAAGGAGAAAGAAGTTCTCTTATCACGGAAGCAATTAGACTCGTTCACGAGTGCAGACCTCGTGTATTTATCTGGGAAAATGTTAAAGGAACATTCTCCTCAAACAATGGCGCAGACTTTTGGGCAATTATCCAAGCCTTTGCCAACATTGGGAACTATAGACTTGAATGGCAACTGCTTAATACAAGTTGGTTTTTACCCCAAAATAGAGAGCGGATTTACCTTGTCGGATATTCTACAACCCCCAGAGGAGATTGGCGAGGAGTTTTTCCTATCGGAGAAAATGTTAGAGAAAATACAGCAAAGCGCACAGTAGGGTATGAAATAGGAGACTTTCGTAACGATGAAGGCTGGAGGCCTCGCAAGGATAATAACTGCCCTACATTAGCTGCGAGAGCTAGAGAAGATGGAAGCGGACAGCCTTTATTAAAAGTAAAAAGCGCAACCTCTAAAGGTTATGAGGTAGCTACTGAGGGCGATAGTATAAACCTCTCCCAGCCTAATAGCGAGACTCGTAGAGGCAGGGTAGGTAAAGGTAAAGCTCAAACCTTAGAGACTTCTTGCAATCAAGCAGTATTAGAGCCAATTATAGGAGCAATTCGTGGTAGAAATCCCGAAAACCCTAACGACAATAGTAAGGGAATAGAATATAAACAAAGGTTTGAGTACAACAAGAAAGGAACCGCTAACGCTTTAACAAGTGATGTAACTATGAATATGGTACAAGAAACCTCCTACCGCATAAGAAGACTAACCCCTATAGAGTGCGAGAGGTTGCAAGGCTTTCCTGATAACCATACCGAGTACGGTAACTACGATGGGGAAGTAAAGAAGATGAGCAACACCCAACGCTATAAGCAATGCGGTAACGCAGTCACCGTAGATGTGGTACAAGCAATTGCAAATAAACTGCATCCCTTGTTTCAGTAACAAACATTTTTATTAACTTTGAACTATTAACTAAATTAAATTGATATGACTAAAGCATCAGTCGTTAAGGACATCAAGTCCGCAGGTCAGCCCTACGAAGGGCAGTACGGAACTCTATATGGGTTCTATGTAACATTTGAGAACGGAGACAATGGTAAGTACAATTCCAAGTCTCAAGATCAAACAAAGTTTGTAGTAGGTGAAGAGGCTACTTACGAATACATTGGAAGAGAGTATCAAGGTAAAACCTACTACACGGTTAAGCCTGTAAACCCTCAGTTTGCAAATGTAACACCATCTTCTAATGGTAGTGCATCTGTTAAGACTAATTCATCTAAGGATGAGTTGATTGTTAGACAAACGGCATTAAAAGCAGCAGCAGAGTTAGGTGGTACACCTCAACAAGTTATTGCTAATGCACAGACCTTTGTGGATTGGGTGATGAAGAAAGCGGAGCTACAAACATCTCAAGAGCAACACTTTGCAGGAAGGCAGGAAGCCCAACCAAAAGCAGAACCACAACCTGTGGATGCTGATGGTTTGCCATTCTAAAAAGATACCTATATTTGAAGGGGGCGCATTGCGCTCCCTTTTTAACTCTTGAAAACACTATGTCCAAAATATCTTATGCCGATGTGTTCGGTAAACTTGATGATGTCCGAATGGGCAAGGTTGAAGAAGGCATCAAGTTCGGTCAATGGAATCTTGACCAATACCTACGCTTTAAACGAGGAAACTTTAATGTAGTTCTGGGACACGCTAATGTGGGTAAGACTTCAGTCACCTTATATCTAATGTTGCTACAAGCAATAAGAAATGATTTGAGGTGGTTGGTGTTTAGTTCCGAGAACACACCTGTATCTCTCATTAAAAAGGTTAGTGAGTTCTTCTTGGGTAAGCCTATAAACCAAATAGAAGAGGATGAGTTTATGATGGCTCAAGACCTTATTCAAAGATACTTTGTTATTATTGATACGGATAAGAAGATGTACACCTATGCTGAGTTGTTAGAGGAGGCTACAGACATCTACCACGAAGAAGGATTTGATGGTTTTTTGATTGACCCTTACAACTCGTTAGCAAAGGACAAGGAAATGTACAAAACACTTGGAGGTCACGAGTACGATTATGAGGTGGCTACCCACTTTAGGAATTGGGCAAAGCAACACAATGTAAGTATATGGCTATGCGCTCACGCAGTTACTTCTGCCTTGCGTATGAAACACCCACAAGGACACGAGTATGCAGGTATGCCTATACCACCAAGCGCAGCAGATATTGAGTCGGGGGGTAAGTGGGTGAACCGTGCTGATGACTTTATAGTGATACATCGTTATAAATCTCACCCTACCGAATGGATGTACAACCACATCATTATCTCTAAGGTAAAAGAGGTAGAAACAGGAGGTAGACCTACACCTTTGGATGAGCCTGTAAAATTTCGTAGCTTACCAAATAATGTAGGCTTTGAGATACACGGAGAGAATCTCATCAGCAAGAAAGAAAAAGAACAAGGACAAATGCCTTTTTAGATGGATGACTTACAAGAAGATTACCAATATGTAAGGGGAGGTAGTAAGAGCATAGCATTGCTTTGGTTGAGACAAAAGAACTCCGACCTAATGCAGATAGCTAACGCACTAAAACCTCAAGACCTTCACAATGATTACGAGATGGATATATTCCTTGACCTTATGTCTATCTATGGTGCTATCAATAGTGCTATAGATATGGTTGAGGATGTACAACAAAAGGTCTGGGAGGCAGAGGCTAAGAACGCAGACCTGAAGCTCACCATAAGGCATCTATCCTCTAAGGTTACTGAATACGAAAAACGATTAGATAATTTAAACGAACACCTAAAATGATTGCAAACGAACTACACCTACAGGAAGAGTATGACAACTATGTCATCTTTAACAAGATTAACCCCAACCGAGAGCATAGAAATGTAATGGCAAGGTTTGCCTTTATGGTTGCAGCGAGAGACATCTACAACACCTTGCAGATAGCGAGAGTGATGAAGAAGAACCACGCTACGGTGATATGGGCTTGGAAGAACCACGATACTAACATCAAGTTTGACAAGCAATACCTTAGTTACTATAACCAGAGTTGTGACATTATTGATAAGATACGCAACGATGAAGAGCAGAGTGAGGAGATGTCTTTGCGTAAAGAGAATGCTAAATTGAGGGAAAGGTTAATAAATGTTAGGGAAGATTTGATAAAAGCTCGTAAAGAGTTGTATATTAGGGATGAAGAGATTAACCGCCTAAAACAATATGAACTTAG